CGCACCCCCTGCTCCTGGATATAGATTACTGACGAGGCTCGGAGTGGCCGGGCTTACCCCGCTGAGATTTACCAATGCCGAAACACCAAAGCTCATGCCACGACAAATTATGGCAAGCCCTGCGCCTCCGGCGGTGCCCGCTCCGCCGATAGAAAGAATCGTGCTAGATCCGGATGCCAGGTCGGTCAGGCTTCCGCCCACCGTAGCGACGACACGGCCACCGGGCGCACCGCCTGCGCCGCGCATATCATCCGGCAATCCGACGAGCGTGTTCCCAACGACATGTAGAGTCAGGTAGGGGAACGCATCGTATAAGGAGCGGGTAAACGCAACTGGGATAGTCTGCGTCCGCGCCTGCGCGCGACCAAAAATGTTCCAGCGAATCCCATCGTAGCCGCGCGAGTGGCCAATGAAGCCGGGCGTTCCGGAAAAATCCTTGTACCAGGGCGACCCACCATCATCTACGGTTCCTGCGTACCCGCCGCCTACGCCGTTGATGGTGCCGTTGAAAGTGAGAAACCCGCGGATTCGAAGCTGCACATTGCCGGTGATCGTGATGTTGCAGCCGTTCGGGATTGTCAGATCGCTATCCCAATACACCACCGCTGCAGAAGCATTGAGCGATGAAGGTCCTGAGATGGTGAACGAACCTGTCGCGGCGACATTTGAAGTGACCGCAATCAGCGAGCTGAGGTTCGTTCCTTCCGAAACGTAATACGCATCGGGCAAGGCATTTACACTGGTGCTCGGCGTTGATGGGGTTGCATCGGGCCGAGCAGTTGACCCAAAGAGTTCTAGCGAAACACGCCCCTTTGACCAGTCGTAACTCTTGTTTTGAATCTCAAACGATCGGTTGTAATCACCCGCCTCGCCCGCGAAGTCCCGAAGCAGATCGGCCGAGACATTTAGCCCAACAATATCTCCGACTTCCAACCGGTCAAGACTTCCGAATACCGTGACCCCAATCGTCTGAGGCGGTTCGTTGTATCGGTCACGGATCGAATCCATGCGAACAGAAATCGTCGAATCAGTCGCCCTCTGTGAATGTAGACCCTTGAACTCATAGGCCAGCAGCGGGCTTTCGCCGTGGATCAGTTGCGAGGTCTCATCGAAGTCCTGCGTGATTCGTTCGTAGTCTTCTGTGATGGCGTTCCATGCCCAGAGGATTCTGAAATTGTTATGCAGCAGTCCATAGGCGTGATTGAGTTCTTCAACCTCAATTAATTCGCGATCGGTGAGAGTCACGACAGGAGACGTATCCGAGATGATCGCCGCCATTCGACGCAGACCCACAGCGCCGTCCGAATACACTGGCGAGTAGCAGCCGAGCAGCAAGTAAATTTCTTTCTCTAGAAACTTCTTGCCGTCCTGCTGCTTGAGTCCGTCCCATCTGAATATCTGCGCGGCGCTATCGTCGCTCGGGTCCCAAAGATCCAGCCCTATTCCAGTGAAGTCAGACTCGCGCACATACGATGGCGCAATCCCCAAGTGCCAGTTGTCCGGCAGTGTGTTGGCTGTACCGTAGAGTTCTCCGGTCATTACGGCGAGCGCAATCTGAGGTCCGGGCCCTTCGAGGTAGATATATTCTTCCACCTTCGTGCGCCGCTCCGCTGCTGCGCCAACATCCACGGCATGGGCGACGGCCTTTGTATTGAGGCAGCCGCGACCGCTTGGCCCATCAATAAATAACGTGTCTGGCGTCTTACTGCTGTATCGAACTACCTCGTCTTCGATTCGTGCGTATCCCACCGTCGCATTTGGCGCATCCGAATACGCAGGACCGTGCGCGACCATGACGAGGCGCGACGTGTCGTAGACGGGGATAGACAACGCTGTGTCTGTGACAGAATCGCGCAGCGTCGTCGAATGCGGGCGAAAGACTTCCTGCCGAAGCTCACGGGTAATGTCGGCGCATTTGATGTTATAGACGCCGCGATGATACGAGCACGCGCTAACGATCTGCGTCTGAAAGAGCTGGAACTCTGAGAAGGCCATTCCCTCATAGCCCACGTAGAACTGGACCTTGCGCCGCCTAAGGCCCGCCTGCTGATCGAACAATTGCGAACGAATCGCCGTTGTAAAGGCTTCCGCCTTGTCCACGACGGAAAAAGAAAACTCCCCGATCGTGGATCGGCCCTCATCCGGGTAGATCCGCTGCGAGATCGCGGATGGATTCTGCACAACTCCATAGATCACATCACCCGCTATTCCTGTGATGTCACTATGCGATGTCAGGTGGGGAGACGCGACATCGAATTCGATTCGGATTACACAGCGAGGCTTTCTATTCGCCGCTTCGTTCGAATGCGCGAACCGAATCGAGTCGACGCGCATTACGCCTCACGCACCTGGAAGCTCAGGCTGACCCAGTCCGTAGAACCATTGCGGCCCTCGCGCTGAAACGTGCTCTCTGTATATCCGTCGTCCGCCCGAACAACTTGCATCGCTGCAATACCGTGGCCCACGGACCCGTATGGATCGAAGGTGAACTGTTGTCCATCGGCGGTGCTCCGGAGAAACTCATAGAGAATTTGCGCCTCGCTGATCCGAGCGGGCGCAAGGGTCACTCCCCACGTACGCACCTCACCAAAGAAAAGCGTCTCCACGTTTCCAGCAATCGCCTGCGGCATTTCCTTCAGGTCGCCGCCGCTTGGTCGGATGAGATCCGAGATCTTTAGTTGCAGCTCATAGTCCACACCCGCGATGTGTGCGGGCGCCAACGCGCGACTTGCTTGATAAACCACGTACGCCATCAGCCGCCTCGAATCTCAGCAGCCTGCCGCGAGTTACCATTGATGATGATGGTATCGTTGCCGTTGATGAGGTCGCCGATGGCGTCGATCAGCCATTGGGATGCCTCAGGCCCTGCGATCGGACCATTCAAGTTGAGGTTGATCACGCGGCCGGTACTCGCACCTGTACTTGTCGGCGCTACAGGCAGCGGATTTGAAGGCGTGCCGAGAGTCGTTCCACCAATGCCGCCCGCGTTTCCAGAGCTGACGTTTCCGAGTTCTAGTGCGCCAGTCGCAGCGATCAGTCCGACCTGTATTGAGCCGAGGAGCTGAACGTGAGCTGCTGCCGCTAGGTTCGCCGGATATGGCAGACTCGCCAATGCGCCAGTCACTGCTGCTGCAGTGTTCTGCACAGCCTGCGCGATCATCAGTCCGCGATTCAATATAATTTGAGCTTTTGCGGCGGCTTTAGACTTAACAGCCAGAGCGCCCAGCAGACCAGACGCAGCCGCAAACGTTGCTTGCTGCATCGTTTGTTTCTGCTTCTCGAACTGAACGACGGCCTGCATCTTGGCCTGTTCCGCGGCGAGCGTGGCATCAACTTCTTTCTGCGTGGCGTCGATATAGGCCTGCACGCGCGAATCCAGCAACTGATTAGTTGCGTCGTTTATGGACTTGTGGCCCTCGACATATTTCTTGTCGCGCTCTTTGATTGCTGCATCGAACGCATCCAGCTCATTCGACATCGTGGCAATCGATGCGGTGAGTAGCGCCTGGCGTGACTTGAGATTGTTCTCGAAGGCTTCGGTGCCGGGACCAGTATCTGGGCGTGGACCAATTGCGGTGACAGTCGTCTTGACTTCAGCGATCTGTGGACTGAATTCACCGAGCTGCAAGATCCTGCGTTGTTGCGCCTCGAGCGCAGAGATCTGCTTGTCGAGACCCTCGGTCTGTTTTTTGAGAAACTCCAACGACAGATTCGGGGTCTGTAGGATCTGGTCGCGGCGTAATTTCATGTCTCGAATCTGGTCATCCAGATTCACTACGGCGTCCTGGCCTTTGCCTCCGAGGACTGCAAGCCCGCCGCTGACCGACGCAATGAACGTTCCAGCACCAGCCGCGCCCCGGATGAGTGTCGAGAACAACGCGTCGGCCCCGGCGATGACAGCCGGGTCCTGAAGCGTCTTGGCCATCTCGTTCAGGCTGCTCGTCGCGCCTGGAAGGCCGCTCTTCGCCTCAAGAAGGTTGTCGAGGGAGTTCTTGACCGCCGACAGCGCGCCGCTGAAGTTGTTACGCGCGGCGGCACCTGCGCCGCTGAACCGACCTTCCAGGACCGTGAGAATGGCGGATTGCGCCTTTGCGGTGTTGCCCGTGTCGACGAGCGTCTTGATCGTGCGTTGCTGCTCGGTCGAGAACAGCACCCCCGCACGCGTCAGAGCCGTGAGACCCTTCGTCGGATCTTGCAATGCCTTGCCGACGAGCGTCGCCGCTGTCGGAAGATCCTTCTTCAGGCGGGAAGCGAGATCCACGACAGCGGAAGTTGCTCGTAGCACTGTCCCACCAGACAAGCCCTGGAAGGAAAGCAGCAGAGACTCAACGTCCTGAATGGCCTCATCGCCAAAAGTGGACGTGTTCTGGAGCTGCGTTGCGTAGTTCTGAAGTTGATCGGTGGTGAGCGAGATTGCGGCAGAGGAAGAGCGCAGCGCGTTTTCCAGATTCGCGGCGGAGGCCTCAGCTTCTGCTGTTGCGCGAACGACCGCTCGGATGCCTACACCAATTGCCAGGCCAGCAAACGCCGACTTCACAGAGCTCTGGAACTTGGAGAACGATTTCGATGTCGTCTCCGCAGTCTTCTGAACATCGCCAAATTGAGCGCGCACCAGCCGCATAGCGGCCACGAACTGCGCTATCTCGGCCGAGAAGCCGACTTCGACTGTGCCGGCCGATGCAATGGCCACTACTTGCTACCTCTTTTCCGGCTCTTTCGCTTCTTCATGAATTCGATCTGCTCTGGCGTAAATCGACGCGTATCACCGGCCTCTTCAGTCCATGGCCCAAGATGGAAGTCGAGCCAGTTGAGAGCCTTGACGCCCTTCGCACGTGGAACGCAGTTGACTGCGGTCACTATTGACTGTGTGTGCCGACGCTCCTCTACCTCATATCCCCATGGTTCATGCTCATAGAACACGATCCACTCCGTAAGCTCCGCAGAGCTCAATCTAGAACTCAGCTCGTCGACGGTACATCCGAGTCGGAGGGCAAGCCGGAAGAGGATTCGTCGCTCCGGGTGCTCGACGAATTTTTTTTTGCGTCGGCCTTTGCGTCGATATCGAGTCCAGAAACCTCGACAGCCTTCAGCGCAATTGCATGAATGGCCCGCCCGTCCACCAAGCGAAGCTTGTTGATCGATTCACCGTCGATCGAGATCCGTCCGGAAGCATCGCGCTTGTGGAACATAGGTGTCCCATCCGCTTCACAGGCAGACATTGCCGCAATCTCGTAATCGGATATCACTTGCCCTTCTGTACGAGCACTGAGGGCCGTGATCGCGTACAGATGTCGCTCCCCGGCGTTTAGAACCCGAACAAATACCTTCTTGTCCAGCGCGGGTAAGAACGGCATATCCACCGGAGTCAGTCCGTCATACGCCACTGCGTCCAGCAAAAGATCCTTCGCAGACATCAAGGCGTCTCCGTCACAGTGCCATCCACGGCGATTTCGATCGTTGCCGCGACTTCCTTTTCGTTCTCGACGTCTTCCCATTCCCACTTTTGCACGAAACCGACGAAGTCGAATTTGTACAGTCCGCTGTCAGGGAGGATCACCTGCCAGTTGCGACGCGCCGTGGTTGAAGATGCGGTCTTCGCATCCGTCGCTTTCATGCTGAGATGGATAGCGTCCGTCGAATCGAACACGAGACGGAATGAGACAACGCGCTCCTCGAATCCGCCGCCCACCTTCCGAGGGTCTGCCGAGTCGAGTGTCTTGAAGGAGTTCACCGTCCGGATGTCACTCGGGAGTTTCACGTTCCCGCAGAGGTTGATGACATCGAACGTGTCCGATCCGACCGCGGGCAGGCTCGCGCCGCTTGCCTGACCGCGCTTGATGATGGTGCCTTGGCCTGCAAAATAGGTCATTTCGACTGCTCCAAAAAGAAAGGCCACCCGAAGGTGGCCCTTGTGTATCGAGAGGAACTGGCGTTGCTGTTACGCAGACGCGCCAATGATGATCACGGTGTACGTCACGCCCGTGGTACCGGCGCTGTTTGTGATCGTGAGGAGATCCCCGGTACCCGCCGTGACTGCAACACCCGTTGCATCGGAGCAGGCTAGCGGAACAATGAACGCACCAGGTCGCACGGCCTGTCCATCGCCTGCGGCTAGATACAACGGCACTCCGTTACTAGCCGGGCGCGTGACCTGAACATCATTCGTATTGCCCGTGGCTGCACCAATGATGACCCCCTTAATGCGTGCGAAGGTCATCGTCGCGCCGTAGGCGTCTGTCAAAGACCCTGCAAGATCGAGATTCTCTGTGCCCGATGCGGCCAGAGTGCGTGTACCGGTGAAGATGAGATCCGCCTGCCCTGCTCCGGTGCCATTCAGCAAGGTGATTGCCAGAGTAAGCGCTACTGGAAACGTCGCGTCTCCGAGGTCCAGCGTCTTTACTTGCGATGAACTGACCGCCACCGAGACGGATGTGGTGCCAAGTGCCATGATGAATCCTCAGGAAAGAGTTACGAGTAGAGTTGATCCGGCGTGTTCTCTAAGGTCGCATACACCGCCGTATAGATGAGTCGGACCACTCCGACCTGAAGGTCAGAGTCTCCTGAGAACGTTGTTTGCGTGGACGTGAGTCGCGCAGGGATGTGCTTTGAGCCAACCACGATCTGCTGTGCCATGGCCTTTTCGATTTCCACGGCCAGCGTATCGAGCACATCGTCGATATGCTCATCCATGACAGCATGCGCTTCGATGATGACTGGCAAGTCGCGCTGTACTAAAGGAGGCTGACTCAGCGTGAGCTTTGTGACGGTCTCGGCATTCGACTCATCCGTGGTGAACACGGAGATCGACGGAAGCTGGGATTCGTCGAGACTGAACAGGCGCGAGGGGAAAACGTTACTTCCGGCCATGGCCGTGCCTCGCATGAGCTCGGCGATAGCGTCGCGGATCGCCTTGCGGGCGTGCATCAGCGCTTCAGCCGCAAAGTAGTCCAGCCGGGAGCTGGCGTGTTTTTGTCGACGCGACGTATCCGATACGCGTCGCTTCCAACCGTCACTGGCTGTTCCTTCAAGACGTCAGAGACATCTGACGTGCGGCACTCGAGGACAGGAACGTTGGTCTCTACTGGCGCGCCCAACGCGTCCTGTGAGGTCTCTTCGAATATGGCCCAGACAAGCCGGCCGGCAATCGTATGCAACTGGCCGCCGAGCGCCTGGATTGAGGCCAAGCGATCGGCGTCAGTCTCGAGCATCAGACGACCTTCAGCTTGCCGCAGGCGACCACGCCGACCAGCGACGGCCCGGTGGCGATCGTTCCGACATAGCCCAGGAAGCCACCGATGACGGTCTTCGGATCGACCGCGAGCTTCGAGGTGCTATTCGCCGTGTTGGTAGCGAAGGTGGCACCCGTGATGTCCGTGGCGCCCGTACCGTTGGCATCAGAGGCGTATTGGAGCTTGCCGGCAATCGTGCCAGTCACCGCACCCAGGATCTGCGTGACGAGAATCTCGCCGTCGTAGACGCGAACATCGAGCCACTTGCCGCTTCCGCTCGTGGCGTTGGCGGTGGCGGCGGCGGACAGCGGAGCGAGCAGTGACGTGCAGGTCGCTGCAGAGGCTTGACTGAGAAGCATGATCTATTTCTCCTTCGACTTACCGGACTTCTCCGGCGCGGATTCTTTCGGGTGTTCGTCTTTCACGGGCGCGTCCTTCACTTCTTCGACGGCCTTAATGGAGACGAGGAATTGGCTGGTCGCGGCATCCAGCTCGATGGGGGGATCGCCGACACCCAAGTGTCGGCCGACCCCCACGCATACGCCGCGAAGCGCTCTGACCTTCACGGTTACGCCGCGAGGTTGGTCGAGACCACGAACGCCTGCGGATAGCGCAGCATCACATCGACCATCCACATCGCGCGGATGCCGACCTGAGCGGTGTTGAAGCGCGTACCGCCATTATCCGTGGAGAGCTCCAGAACGCCCCACTCGCCGATGACGACTTCGTCCCACGACCCGAAGATCAGGTTGCCTGAGGCCAACTGCTCGGACGACATGGCGCGGAAACCCACGACCGAGCCGTCCAGCATGTTCCCTTCCCACAGCGGCGTATCGGTGCTGGAGAATCGCTGCTTCTGCATCAGCACGGACGCGCCGGTGATGTTCGTCACCCAGCCCGGATTGCCGCGAATCGCATTCACCGCACCTGCGGCTGCAGGAAACGCCAGGACCTTCGCATAGGTCACGGTCGCTGCATCCTGGCCGGTCGTCACACCCGTGGTGTTCTTGATACCGAGAGGCTGCGCACCGCCAGTGCCGTTGATCACGGCATTGTCCACGCCGTCGATTGCGACGTCGCTCGCAAGGTCAGCCATGACGAAGGCTTCGGCGGAAGGGGACGACTGCGCCAAAAGCTGCTCGGACACGTCCGTGATCGCGATACAAGTCTTCGGCGTCATGCTGAGCTGACCGAGCGCCTGATCCGCTGCCGTGACGCTGGTACCTTCACCGGCTTGCCACGTCACCGTTACCTTGCCAGTCTGGCGCGGGAACACGACATTTCCCTGAAGGCCCGCAAGAACGCGCGCGCCCATGTTCATTGCGACGGAGCGGTTTCGCAGAATGTCGATGAACCCCATGTTCTGGACGTTGACG